ACAGGGGTATGGAATGCGGTATCAAGCCCACTCTGCGGTTGGTGTCCTGTTAAGACATGCCAAAACTATAGGGAGAGAAGGAAATGAGTAAAAGAACATACGGCATGGTGAATTGTCCTATACCTAATAAAAAACCTGAGTTTAAATACGAACACACTGACCCAGCTTCTAATTTAAGTATTGAATTTGGTATAGGTGAGTATGACGATAAAACTGCTTGCCAAAGCTACATAGATATTAATTCCGATAATGGTGGTTCTTACGGATTAAATTTGGCTTTTAAAGTAGGCGATAAATGGTACGGAGAAAACGAAGTGCAAGCAGTGCGGGTACAAATTCTTGGTTCTTTTGAACGGGGTGGGTTTAAATACGCTCTTCAAAAAGCTGGCTTGATGACTATACCCTTTTACGGCACAATTACAGATAAGCATGGATACTGGGAGGGATAAAAATGCCATACAAGAACAAAGCAGATCGTAAATACGCACAAGCCACAGCTTATGAGAGCACCCCTGAGCAAATTAAAAATAGAGTTGCACGGAACAGAGCACGTGCCCAATTAATGAAAGAAGGAAGGGTATCAAAAGGAGATGGAAAAGACGTCGACCACATTAGACCTCTCAGCAAGGGGGGCTCAAGTTCTAAAGGTAATCTCAAAGTTAAATCCGCTAGCAGTAACCGCTCGTTCAGTAGAAACTCAGACCACACAGTCAAACGGAATGTCTCAAAAAAGTAGCATCCTAACGGACTACGACTGGCCTGGAAAGTACAAGCCTTTTACGCATCAGAAGCAGACTGCTGAGTTTCTAACGCTTAACCGAAAAGCCTTCTGCTTTAACGAGCAAGGTACGGGTAAAACGGCTAGCGTAATATGGGCATGTGACTACCTTATGAATCTTGGGGTAGTAAAACGTGTGCTAGTTATCTGCCCCCTGTCTATTATGAAGTCCGCATGGCAACAGGACTTATTTAAGTTTGCCATCCACCGCACATGCGATGTTGCTCATGGCGATGCTAAACAAAGACGCAAGCTAATCAAACAAGGCGCTGAGTTTGTCATCATTAACTTTGATGGTGTAGAGATTGTTAAAGAAGACATCACCAATGGGGGCTTTGACCTAGTTGTAGTTGACGAAGCCAGTGCTTATAAGAATGCCCAAACAACGCGCTGGAAGACCCTTAGGGAAGTTGCTGGTAAGGTAAAAGGTATATGGATGTTAACGGGTACACCGGCAGCCCAATCTCCTGTAGATGCTTACGGATTAGCAAAGATTATCAACCCTGACAACACACCAAAGTTCTATGGTCAGTTTCGTGACCAAGTTATGTACAAAGTGGGCATGTATCGTTGGCTACCTAAGCCACAAGCTCAACAGATAGTACATACCGTGTTACAACCAGCCATTCGGTTTGAGAAAGACCAATGCTTAGACTTGCCTGATGTAACTTTTGTAGAACGTGATGCACCTCTTACAGCCCAACAACTCAAGTATTACAAGGTGCTTAAAAAGCAGATGACTATGTCTGCCGATGGTGAGCAAGTAACTTCCGTAAACGCAGCGACTAATATCAATAAGCTACTTCAGATCTCTGGTGGTGCGGTCTATACGGATACTAGAGAAGTTATAGAGTTTGACGTGAGCAACCGACTACGTGCAATCCAAGAAGTTATTGAAGAGGCTTCGCACAAGGTCCTGGTGTTTGTTCCGTTTACCCATACTATAGAATTACTAAAGGTATACCTTACCAAAGCAGGCATAGTGTGTGACGTTATTAACGGACAAGTCAGTGTCAATAAGAGACACGAGATAATCAATGACTTCCAAGAAACAGACAACGTGCGAGTGCTCATCATACAGCCTCAAGCTGCGTCACACGGGTTAACACTAACAGCCGCCAACGTAATAATTTGGTACGCTCCTGTGACTAGCGTAGAGACTTACTTACAAGCCAATGCACGTATTAACCGCCCTGGTCAAAAGAACGCTATGACAATAGTGCACATTAAGGGCAGTGAAGTAGAAGCTAAGTTATATAACATGCTTAGTAGTAACATAGACAACCACACAAAAATAATAGACTTATACAGGCAAGAAATTATTTCAGATATAGCTTGACATTGTCAAAGAGTGTGGTAGTATAGAGTCGTAGTAACAAAGGAGCTAACATGGACAATCTACACGAGATACCAGCCGATGTATTGGCTGAAACATACATAAAGATAAGAGACAAACGTGCCGAGTTAAAAGAGCAGTTTGAGTCTCAAGATGCAGCGTTAAAAGAGCAACAAGATTTATTAGCAGAAGAAATGCTAGAGGTATGTTACGAAAACAATGCCGACAGCATCAAGACACCAGCAGGGACAATCATTCGTAAAGTGGATACACGGTACTGGACGACTGATTGGGATTCTATGTATCAGTTTATACAAGAAAATGATGCATACCCCCTGCTCGAGAAAAGGTTACATCAAACTAACCTTAAGCAGTTTCTCGAAGAGAATCCCGAACTGTTACCTGCTGGTTTGCAAGCAGACAGAAAATACACCGTGGTCGTTAGAAGGAGCAAATCATGAGCAACATTTCTATTTTTAAACAAGATTCATCCCCTGTAGCTGGTCGTGAGGTCAGTGAGTTATCCAAGTCACTAGCTGGTGCAAATAGTAATACTTCCCGCCGTATCACTATGGCTAAGGGTGTATTCCGCCGTATCGTAAATGGTAAAGAAGCAGGTAAGATTAAAGACGGTCACATGAACGTCATTGTTATCAATGCGCTACCTAAAGTATCCCGCCAGTTCTATGCGTCTTCCTTTGACCCTGATGCGGCTCCTACCCTGCCTGATTGCTGGTCAAACCTAGGCGATGTACCTGACCCTAAAGCGGCTAATGCACAAGCAGCAAACTGCGCTAGTTGCCCACAGAACATTGATGGTTCAGGCACAGGCGGTAAAGGTCGTGCATGTCGTTTTAATCGTCGTGTAGCGGTATTGCTTGAAGGCGATATGAGTGGCGATGTATATCAGTTCAATATCCCAGCCAAGTCTTTGTTTGGTAAGGGTGTTGGTAATACCCACCCATTTGAAAGCTACATCAAGTTCTTGCCAGCTAACGGCGAGAGCATTGACCGAATCATTACTCAGATTTCTTTTGATGAGAATGAGACTGCTGACGTACTAAAGTTCACCCCTGTTCGTCATTTAACTGATGAAGAGATTGATGTTGTAGAAGGTGCACAACAAAGTGCCGATAGCAAACGAGTTATTCAGTTAACCGTAGCTCAGCAAGATGGTGTTGTTAAGTTACCCCCAGCAGCTAAAGCTCCAGCCCCAGTATTTAAAGAAGAGGTTGAAGTTGAGGAAGTACAGGAGCCTGTTAAACGTGCCTCTAAGAAAGCAGAAGCGCCCACTGCCACACCTAAAGCTGCACTAGCTGATGTAATTAGCGCTTGGAGTGATAACTAAAGTGAGCTTAGGATACAGCGCCCATACTATTTTGCTAAACAAAAAAGCAGATGTGAATAGGCTCGGTGTAGCTCTTGGTAGGACTGCTATAAAAAAAGGTGTATCAGTAGTCGATATTTCACAGTATTTAGGTGTTAGTCGGCAAACTGTATATAACTGGTTCGTAGGGGCATACGACCCTAAAGCAGATCAAGCCAAGAATATTGCCAAACTACTAGCTAGACTTAAGTAAACTGTAAGACCGTGGAAACGGAGGGGGGAGTAGTCCCCCCATTTTTAACAAAACGAGAACAAATATGACTAACATTGATCTATTAAACAGGGTGCTTGCCGAAGATGGCTGGTACGCTGTGCTTGGGATCAAAGGTAAGTCCGTAATACAAAAGCTTGTTCAAACACGTGAAGAAGTAATTGAGACCTCTGAGGAATTCGTAGCACAAAAAAGAGATGTTTACTTCGGTTGCTCTAAGTTCGAGACCAGCGATAACCGCACCAAAGATAACGTAAAGGTAATTAAAGCATTTTGGATTGACCTTGACTGCGGAGTATCTAAAGCGGAGATTAATGAAAAGACTGGCAGACCCGATGGCTATATTGACCAAGCAACAGCCTTACAAGAATTTAAAAAGTTCTGTCAGACTATCGGACTCCCCAAGCCAATCTTAGTAAATTCGGGCAGAGGCATACACGCTTACTGGCCTCTTAGTGCACCCGTAACTCGTGCTGAGTGGGAACCAGTAGCTAATCGTTTGAACGAGTTGTGTGTTATACAAAAGTTATATGTAGATGCTTCTGTATTTGAAGCGGCTCGTGTGCTTAGGATTCCCGGCACGTTTAACTTTAAGGATGAACCACCTAAGCCAGTAGAAGTAATCGACATCAGCGCGGGCGATGTTGAGTACGAAGATATAAAGAACATCCTAGGTGTATCAGAGAAAGCCTT